CTGGCAAACCGCATTGCCGCCGGGACTGCCTGTGTGGGGCAGCACTGGACGGCAGACTGCGCCGCCGATGGCAGCATCGTTTTGCGGGAGGATGAAACAGTTACCCTGTAATAAAACAGCAAAATAGCGCTTTTACTTGCAACCGGCGCGGTTTTCGTCTATTATAGAAGAAATAGAGTTACGACAGGGAGGATCCCGATGCACACGCTGTTTCTTCTGAACCCCGCAGCCGGAAAGGCCGACTGTACCCGCACCCTGCCGCAGCAGATCGCGGCCGCTGCTGCCGGTGCCGGGCTTGCCCCGGAGGACTACACCATCCGCGTTACTACCCACGCAGGCCACGCCCGGGAGCTGTCCCGTGTTGCCGCCGCTGCCGCCCAGAAAGCTGGGGTGGAGCTGCGCATTTTTACCGCCGGCGGCGACGGCACCTTCAACGAGGCGCTTACCGGTGCCCACGGCTTTGATAAGACCGCCGTGGGCTGCCTGCCCTATGGCAGCGGCAACGATTTTTTGCGCACCTACGGCACAAAGGAAGAGTTTCTGGATCTGGACGCCCAGCTGGCCGGCGGGGCAGTGCCCATCGACCTGATGCGCACCAGTCTGGGGCTTTCTGCCACCATCTGCGCCGCCGGTCTGGACGCACAGGTGGCCTACGGTATCCCTAAGTTCCGGCGCATCCCGCTGTGCGGCGGCGAGGCAGCCTATGCGCTGTCCATCACCCAGCAGCTGTGCGGACATATCGGCCGCAGGGTGGAGTACGTCATTGACGGCGAGGTACTGACCGTGGACTGCCTGATGTGCGCGGTGTGCAACGGCCGCGCCTACGGCGGCGGCTTTATGGCCGGGCCGGAAGCACAGCCGGATGACGGCTGGCTGGATGTGTTCATCGTGCGCAAGGTCAGCCGCCGGGTCATTGCAAAGCTGCTGATGCTCTACAAAAACGGCCAACACTTTAAAAATGGCCAGTTGACCGAGGCCGCAAAGCCTTACTTTATCTACCGCCGCGCAAAATCCGTCAGCCTGCGGGCGGCAGATGGCCGTGGGCCGATCATTGCCACCGTGGATGGCGAGTGCGCCCCCTGCAAGCAGGTGTCGGTGCAGGTGCAGCCGCTGGCAGGCCGCGTGCTGCTGCCGCAGCCCGCCTACCAGCGCTTTACCGCCCAAAAAACGAGTGTAAAGTAAAAAACAATCCATCAGACCCAAACAAGGCCGCTGCACTTTGTTCCGTGCAGCGGCCTTGTGTTTTACTTATTGCGTACTGGCTTTGGCAAGTCGCTGCCGCACCCGATGTTCCAGCGCCTTGTAAAAGCTGCTCAGACAGAGCGTGAGCAGATATACGGTCAGGGTCCAGACCACGGGCTGTACCTTGAGGTTAAGCTTCTCTGTGGCCCACTCCATATATCGGATCAGTATCTGATGGATCAGAAAGCCGTATGGGGAGAGCCCGGCCAGCCACAAAAAGGGCTTTGCGGAAAGCAGCCGGAAAATAAACCCCTTGCCCACGGCAATCAGCCAGACCAGCAGCACCGCAGAGGGGGTAAACAGCACATTGTACCGGAAGGCCACCGCGCCCAGAACCCCCACCTGTTTGGCAGCGATAAAAAGGCAGCCGCCCGCAAGCAGTACGGCAGCCAGTTCCAACAGGGAAAAAGCACTGCGCGGCAGGGTACTCTCCTGCTTGCGGTTGTGGTAAAGGCAGCCCATACAGCAGCTGATGGTAAAATCTCCCGCCCGGAACACAGGGCACAGATAGGTCAGGTAAAATGCGGCCGTTCCGCTGAGCCCGGCTTTCCAGACCGCAAGGGAGAAAAGGCACTGTATGCAAAAAATCGCCGCGGCTATGCAGCGCAGTCTGCGGGCATCGGCCTTTTTCAGCACAGCGAGAAGCGGGGAAAAGATGGCATACAGAAAAGCCTGTACCGAAAGATACCATGCCACCCCGTTCAGGCAGAACCAGAAACGGCTGGAGAGAACCCATGTTTGCAGCAGGAAAATGCTTACCACAAGCTGCGCTGCACAGGACAGCATCCCGCGGACAGAGGGCTGCGCCAGAAGCCACTTCAGCACAAATAACAGGGCAGCAACCATCATAATAAGGTGCAGCGGGTACAGCCTGCGTATTTTTTAAGGGAGAAAGCCATGGCAGACCGCACCCCCGGTGCTGTGGGGGGACGGTCGTAATAGTTACAGACCATCAGAAAACCGGACAGCGCCACAAATACTGAGATCGCCCACGGCCCCAGCCACGGCACCCCGCAATGGGAGAGGACAATGCACAGAAATGCAACTGCCCGCAGCCCCTGTAAAGATAAGATCAGCTTTTTGTCTGTCACAGCATCCTCCGTTCTGCCGCAAAGCGCGGCAGCAGTGTTTTCGCAATGCGTTATAAGTATAAAAAGACGATGCGTTCTGTCAAGAACTCACCGCTTTTTTGCGTGGCAGGGTGCAATTTTGGAGCGTCATAAAATCTTAACCTGGGAGATGAGAATTTCTCTGGAATTATAAGAACGTGGTTACATATTTTCAGATTTGAAAAAATGTGGAAAAAGTGTAGGGAATGCACCCTATTCATACACTAATCTAACACTGAAATGCAAAATAAAAATGACGCAAAGTATACAAAAACTACAAGAAGCGGGTAATAAAACGGATGACTGATTTTTAACGTATTTTTTCGATTTCAGAGCGGAGCCAGTCAATGCTGCGGTCTGTATATACACGTTCTGTAAGGTCTGCAATTTGATGGCCGATAATGCGCTTTATGGCGTACTCATCGACGTTGGCGCGCTTGGCCATGGTGACAAACGTTTTGCGGCAGTCGTGCGTATGATGCCGCGAGTCGAGTGCAAGACGGTTGATGACGACCTTGAACTGACGGGCATATAATTCGTAGTAAATAAAACTGAAGTCGCCTTCTACGAAGGTTTGAATGCTGAATAGCCGTGGGGATTTGAGCCTTTCGGCTTCGCGGTAGTGCTTCTCAACGAGTGGGCAGATTAGGTGGTGGATGGGGACGACACGATCCTTTCCGGCGTCAGTTTTTGAACCGCCTCGGAAGGTTTGCGCTTCAAGATCTACTTTGCATAGCTCCAGTTTTATGAGCTCGGAGGCACGCCAGCCGGAATAGCATTGAATCAAAATGAGATCTATATAGATATTTGTTCCGGCAGCGCCCCACAGAATCTCCAACTCCCGATCCGAGAAACTGAAATGCGGATATTTCTCGGTTGCCTTTTCTTCGGTAGATGGTTCGGGGAGGTTGAACATTCGCGCATAGTTCTTATCGGTCATTTCGTACTCGACGGCGTAATCGAACATAAGGTTGAAGATCTTTTTCAGGGTCAATTGAATGTGATGGGTCGTATGGTGCGTTATACCGCGCCGGTCGACAAAGGTGCCGTTCAGCAGAGCGTTCTTGATATGAGGGATACGAACAGTGCGTACCGGCATATCGTACAAGTCGTTTGCGTACTTCCATGCGCTATTGGTGGACGTGATGAACTATGATTGTTCTGAACATCAAATGCAAGAATCATGAGGAAATGGCTAAATTTCGTGACCGTATGTGCGAGGCTTTGGTTGGCTCACCTGCATTCATCAAGAATGAAATTGCAGTGTGTGACTTTACAGACCTTGATAAGGCGTTTTCGGTATTTATTGGCAATTCCAATGACCATGATGTGGAATATGACTTAGTAGATAAAGATTTTATGGAACGATAATACGAACTAATCATTAAGGCGGGAGCCGTGGAGAAATCTGCGGCTCTTTCTTTTATAAGAAGGGGCACGTCAAATGAGAAATATGTCTAAGAAAACCTGGAAACTCCGGGTTTGGAATTACATGACCGAGATGCAGAAACTGGATTATCTTCTTACGAAAGCGGGCATTACGCATGAGATGGAAAGAAGATTTCCTGAGAACGATAAAAACCAGCCTGAAGTTTACGGCCCTGGAGCACTGCATGATGGGGGCTATCAGATTACAGTTCGAGATAAATCTGGTACATATCTGTGGGACGCGGTATGCGGTTGGTGCACTTACGGGTTTCCTCATTTACTCGAGGTGTGCGGGCTAGCACTTGTTGATCATTATGGTGTCGAGGGCTGGCTCACGGCTCGGCAGGTTATGAAGATGTGGAGGTGTAGAAATGCTACGAAAAATCGCTGAGTATGTCAAAAAGATATTCCGCATGGAGCCGATCCCGACGACGGTTAATACCCTGCGGGAAGCTTTGCAGGCATTGGAGGTGGCTCGGAACCACTTCGAGAACTGCGACCCGGAATTTGTGGATGTGGCTATTTTCGAGCTGAACGCTGCAGAGTGCCGGGTGGATGCTGTGAGGAGGTGTGTGGGGTGACAACGTTCTATTTTTCAGCTTACAAATGTAGCTTATGCGAGCAGAAATTTAATGATGGCCTCTGCTATGTGGGGCTGGCCGATGCTCTAAATCATGTAACCGAATTGAAAAATATGAACCGGTTCATCACTGCGAGCATGGAAATATTGGTTTTGGAAAGTTTGCAGGGTTCGAAAGGGTCGATAAGGATGAATGATATTTGGACAAAGCTCGGAATGTTCTTTGGACATGTGCTGGCTATGACCATGGTTATCTGCGCGTGGCTGATCATTATTGTGGTTACGCTGAAGGTAATTTGGTTTACGCTATTTCGGATTTTGCTGTGAGGTGAGAAGCATGAGAAAGTACACCTTTATATTTTCCTGCACAGACAATGGCGGTGGGCATCATACCTTTGAAGTCAGGGCAACCGACAAGCAGGAGGCCATCCGTAAAGGCATGAAGACCGCGAAGAAGTTCGCTTGCGGAGATATCTGCGGCGACTGGGAGTGTAAGTTGAAGCGGGAGGATCTTTTATGAGATGCTGTCCGGTATGCTATTCAGAAGTGAGGCCTACTGTATACGAAACAGTGACCGCTAAGACAAGCTTGGAAATCAAGTATAAGATTCGGTGTCGGCATTGCGGATTTGGATGTGATAAAGCAGGCAGCGTCATAGTGCAATACGACGAAGAAACGATGAGCCCAATAGCAGATGATCATGGCTTACGGAAACTTATTAGAGACTGGGATTCTATTTTGCGAGATCCCGAAAGAGAAAGGATTGCTAACATATGAAAATCATTGAACCTAAGTACGAAATCCTCACTGACATTTCTGAGGGTGGCATCAGGGAGCTGCAGCAGATCGAGCGCGTTGCCCGGGTCTGCTACAAGAGCGAGGACAAGATCACGCCGGACGGTGAGTCGGCAAAGAAGCTGGTGGGCTTTCTGGTGAAGCAGGGGCATGAGGCTATGCTGGAACATTCGCAACTGTCCGTGTTGTTTACCTGTGACCGTGGCGTGGCTAACGAGCTGGTGCGGCACCGCATTGCGAGCTTTGCACAGGAGAGCACCCGGTACTGCAACTACTCGAAGGAGAAGTTTGAGGGCAGCATTACCGTTGTGGAGCCATTTTATATTGATAAAGAGCAGAATCGCCTGTTCTATCGTAAATGGGTAGAATCCTGCGAATTGGCAGAAAAAACTTATTTTTTGATGCTTATGAACGGCTATCGTCCCGAACAGGCCCGTTGTGTGCTGCCGCTGTGCTTGAAGACCGAGATCGTGGTAACGGCCAACTACCGTGAATGAACCGGATCGATGACCTGATCCGAAACCCGGGCATCTACTATGATGACAAAGCGATGGACGGCTTTGTACAGTTTTGCGAGAATGAACTGACGCTGACTGACGGCAGCGACCTGAAGCTGCTGGAGACCTTTAAGCTGTGGGCGGAACAGATTTTCGGCTGGTATTACTTTGAGGAGCGCACGGTGTACAAGCCGAACCCGGACGGGCATGGCGGGCGTTATGTGCAAAAGCGAATCAAGCACCGGCTGGTGCGAAAACAGTACCTGATCGTGGCGCGTGGTGCCGCCAAGAGTATGTACGACAGCTGCGTACAGCAGTTTTTTCTGACAGTAGACCCGGCAACGACCCAGCAGCTGACCACAGCACCCACCATGAAACAAGCAGAAGAGGTCCTTTCTCCCATGCGCACAGCGATTGCACGGGCGAGAGGACCTCTTTATCGTTTTATGACGGAAGGCAGCCTGCAGAACACCACAGGCTCCAAAGCGGGGCGGACGAAACTTGCCAGCACGAAGAAAGGCATTGAGAATTTTCTGACCAACAGTCTGGTAGAGATACGTCCAATGACCATTGACAAGCTGCAGGGACGGCGCGACAAGGTGGCCACGGTGGACGAATGGCTGAGTTGCGACATCCGGGAAGACCCCATTGGCGCGATCGAGCAGGGCTCCAGCAAGGTGAACGACTACCTGATCCTTGCCACGAGCAGCGAGGGCACGGTGCGAAACGGATGCGGTGATACCATTAAAATGGAATTGATGAGCATCCTGCGTGGAGAGTACGTGAACCCGCACGTTTCCATCTGGTACTACAAGCTGGACAGCATAGACGAGGTGAACGACCCTTCCATGTGGCTGAAGGCGAACCCGAACCTTGGCATCACCGTGAGCTATGAGACCTACCAGCTGGATGTGGAGCGCGCCGAGAAGGCGCCGGCAAGCCGGAACGACATCCTTGCCAAGCGATTTGGCATACCGATGGAAGGTTACACCTACTTCTTCCCCTACGAAGAAACGCTGCCGCACCGGCACCGGAGCTTCTGGCAGATGCCGTGCGCGCTGGGGGCAGACCTTAGCCAAGGCGACGACTTTTGCGCGTTTACCTTTTTGTTTCCGCTGGAGCACGGATATTTTGGTGTAAAGACCCGGGACTACATTACCAGCTACACCCTTTCCAAACTGCCGATGGCAATGCGGCAGAAGTATGACGAGTTTATGCGGGAGGGGACACTGGTCGTGATGGAAGGCACTGTGCTGGACATGATGGAAGTGTACGACGATCTGGACAGCTTTATCGAGAATGTGGGGTATGATATCCGCTGCTTTGGGTATGATCCTTACAATGCAAAAGACTTTGTAGAGCGCTGGGCGAGGGAAAATGGCGATTATGGCATTGAAAAGGTGATCCAGGGCGCAAAGACCGAGAGCGTACCGCTAGGCGAGCTGAAGAAGCTGAGCGAACAGCGGAAGCTGCTGTTTGACGAACAGCTGATGCAATTTGCCATGGGCAACTGCATTACACTGGAAGACACAAACGGCAACCGCAAGCTTCTGAAACAGAGGTATGATCAGAAGATCGATGCGGTTGCCGCTATGATGGATGCATATGTAGCTTATAAGTTAAACAGGGATGCGTTTGAGTGAAAATTACTCGGGGATATCAGTGTATTCGGCGTCATAAAGATTTTTTACGGTTTCAGCGTCCGTTTTTGTGAAGGTAGTTTCGTAACCGTAAGCATCCGTTATAACCATGCTTTCATCATTGAAGGTGATGATCTCGTCCCAGCCCGGATCATATCTATAGTGTACCGTATAGGTCGTTAAGCGGGTGCCATCCGTAATATGACCAACATAGGCTTCTTGCGAGCCATTTCCTTTAGAGAATGTCCAGACTTTACCTTGAGAAGGGCTGATATAGCAATAGGTGCTATAGCCGCCGGATTTACGTACATAAGCGATATCGTCAGCGATGAGATCCATGAGGAGTTCCATTTCTTCTGTCGTGACGACTTTTTCGGACGTGGTTGCAGAAGATGCAGCAACTTCTTGCGTCGCCGCTTGGGAAGCGGTATCGGGAACGGCACTTTCTGCGGCAGGCTCAGATGCGCTGACTTGTACAGTAGACGATGCAGATTGGCTGCTGTAGAAGCTATGATAGGTGATCACGATGGGAACATCCATGGCATACCAGATATCAGTTTCAAACTCCGGCGCACCATCGACAGTGATCTCAATAATATCATTCTCCGTATCAAGGATGCCGAGGAGCAAGTCTCCCTTGCCAACAGTGTCGACGTTTATGAAACCGGCGTCCTTGAGCTGTTTTGCAACATTACGATAATCACCGTATCGGGAGATATCGGGCATCTTGACTTCGCCCATGGCAAGATGGGAGTTTGCAATACGTTCTTCTTCCAATCGGGCAAGTTCTGCACGATGAGCGGCAAGCTCCTGCGCATGCTTTTTACTGGCGGAACTGTAAATGTTGCCTCCAACCAGAAGAGCAATGATAAGTGCAAAGGCAATGAGACAGTTTTTCTTGTTAGCTTTATAGTAATTGATACCTTTGGCAATTGCCCGGCCAGCCTGACGAGCATGTTTTTCCCGCTGAGCAGACGCCCATTCTTCGTAAACACGGGCCTCTTCTGCATCCCGGACCTCCTGCTCTTTCCGAAGGCGTTCGGCCTCTTCGGCTTCACGTTGGATACGTTCTTCTTCGGCCTTCTTTTTGGCACGGCGTTCTTCAATGGGCGAAGCAAAAAGATCGATGATGCGGCTTGCGTTCTCGGCAGCCTTGATTTTTGCATCGTCAACGATATGCTTTGTATGCTCGGATTTAGAGTAGTTTAAGTTGAAGTTATAGTGGACGTTGCTTTCATGATCGGGTTCATCGTGTGCTTTCTGCTTTTTATGCACCGACTTGGGTTTAGCGTGCTTTGGCTGATGACTTGCAGATGTATATCGCACAAAGGGAGCAACATCAAATTGTATGCCGCAATAGGGACAAAACATAGATTCGCAGTCTGGATTCGGAACTTCAAATTTTGCACCGCATTCCGGGCATGTGATAACGGCCATGATTTTTCCTTTCCTCACGAGGGATTCGTACACATGAAAATTATAGCACCACAGGAATAAAAAGTAAATTGCGTAAAACGCAGAAAGGGGCAGAAAAAATGGATTACTGGGAATACCTTGCGCACGGTCAGGGCAGCGAACGGCGCGGACACCGGTACTATGCGCGCGAACTGATCGGCAACAAGAACGGTAAGAACGTATACCGTTACTTCTATACGGCCGACGAATACTCCGCCTACAAGCAGAACAAGGGTACGCCCGGCAAGGGCACTTATGCCGAGACCGGCACCAGCAGAAGCGCCATCGTATGGCCGAAGAACACGAGCCGGAAGCGTAAAGCTGCCGAGGCGCGGAACTCGGTAGAGCAGCAGAAGATCGCTATGGACCGGGACCGCGCCCGCACGAGCGTCCGCGCCGAGAAGGTACAGATGGACGCTAAGCGCTACCGCAAGCAGAAGCGCGAACGCATTAAGGCCAACCGTATTGCACAGCAGCATACGATGGACCGCGAGCGGTGGAAGAGAAACGAAAAGGCTGAGCAGGCAAAGAGCCGCGGTGACAAGCATAAAACCCGCGTGCAGGAAGCCATCCGCGAAAAGGTGCATAAGGATGCCGTAGCCTACCGCCGCAAGCGTGCACAGGAGAGCATCCGTGCCCAGAAGGTGAAGATGGACGCAAAGCGCTACCGCAAGCAGCGCCGGCAGGAAAAGAACGACGCCCGGAACGAGCTGAAAAAGAAGATGGACCGCGACCGCATCCGCACCAGCATCCGTGCTCAGAAGGTGAAGATGGACGCAAAGCGTTACCGCCGTCAGAAGCGTAAAATGCTGAAACAGAAACGCGCCGGGCAGAAGCGCATTATGGATAACATCCGCCAGCGCCCGTATTACCAGCCCACCATCAAGCACGGCCGCTGAGAACGAGGAGGAATGGCATGGTACGGGACGAAGAACTTTACCACTGGGGCATCAAGGGCATGAAGTGGGGCGTGCGCCGGTTCCAGAACCCGGACGGCAGCCTGACCCCGGCCGGTAAAAAGCGCTACAGCGCAGAGGGCGGCGAAGGGGAGGAAAAGCCCAATTACGCCCCGAAAGCGCCGAAAAAGAACGCCAGCGACTATACCGATGACGAACTGCGCACCCAGATCAACCGGATGCAGATGGAAAAGCAGTACCGAGATCTTGCCGGGCAGACGAACGTGCGGGAAGACGACCCCAACAAGGAACTGAAGCTGCAGCGGGAGCGGCTGCAATTGCAGCGGGACGTGAAGAACCTGAAGAAGGAGATCAACAGCGGGCAGACCTTTGTGGGCAGTGTGCTGAGTGATGCAGGCAAGAAGGCTTTGACCACGATGGCTACCGGCGCAATGCTTTACATGGGCAGACAGACCGTGAAGGCACTGTTCAATAACCCTGATCTGGCAAATGCGGTGGGCAAGGGCAGCCTTGACAAGGAAGAAAAGAAGAAGGACGACTGACAGCGGGAGGAAAAATCAAAATGGAAATGGATCTTGGTTCCCGGCTGAAGCATGCCTGGAACGCTTTTCTGAACCGGGACCCTCCCCGGAACTTTGGCGGGTATGCGGGCGGCTACAGCTACCGTCCTGACCGGGTGCGGCTGACGAGAGGCAACGAACGCACCTTTGTGACCAGCGTATACAACCGCATCTCCATGGACTGTAGCGCAATTACGATTCAGCACGTAAGGCTCGATGACAATGGCCGGTTTGATTCGGTCATCGATTCGGGCCTTAATACTTGTCTGAATCTGGAAGCAAACCTTGACCAGACGGGGCGGGGACTCGTGCAGGACATTGTGATGAGTATGCTGGACGAGGGCGTTGTGGCGGTGGTGCCGGTGGAGACCGACTACGACCCGAGCATGAGCAGCAGCTACCGCATTTACTCCATGCGGGTGGGAAAGGTGTTGGAGTGGTACCCGGAACACGTGCGGGTACGGCTTTACAACGACAAAACCGGCCAGAAAGAGGAACTGGTGCTGCCGAAGAAGACGGTGGCGCTGATCGAAAACCCATTTTACGCCATCATGAACGAGCCGAACAGCACGATGCAGCGCCTGATCCGAAAGCTGAGCCTGTTGGACGTGGTGGACGAGCAGGCGGGTGCCGGAAAGCTTGACCTGCTGATCCAGCTGCCCTACGTTGTGAAGAGCGAGGCGCGGAGGGAACAGGCCAACCGGCGCAGACGAGAGATAGAAGAACAGCTCCGTGACTCGAAATACGGAATTGCGTGGACAGACGGCACCGAGCGGGTGACGCAGTTGAACCGCAGCCTTGAAAACAACCTTCTGAAGCAGATCGAATACCTGACGAACATGTTTTACAGTCAGTTGGGTATTACCCTTGAGATCATGAACGGTACTGCAGACGAGGCGGCGATGACCAACTACTACAACCGCATCGTGGAGCCCATTGTAAGCGCGATCACAGACGAGATGAAACGGAAATTCCTGACAAGAACGGCACGCAGTCAGGGGCAGAGCATCCTATTCTTCCGTGATCCGTTCAAGCTGGCGCCCATTGGCACGGTGGCTGAAATGGCGGACAAGTTTACCCGCAACGAGATCATGAGCTCCAACGAGTTCCGGCAGGCGATCGGACTGAAGCCGAGCAAAGACCCACGGGCGGACGAACTGAGCAATAAGAACCTGAACCAGAGCCCGGACGAGATACAGAACACCGCCATGGCTGGCGGAAAGGAAACGGTGGACCGGTTGCTGGCAAGGGAGAAAGGATAAAGGAAAAATCAAAATGGCGTTGAATTTTGACTACGATTTTTCCGGTTATGCGACCAAGGCAAACACGAAGTGCTACGATGGGCTGACCATTGCGCCGAACGCCTTTAAGGGCGACAACGGCAAGAAGGTACCTGTGGTGTGGAACCACAACCACTCTGGCCCGGAGTATGTGCTGGGGCACGCTTTGCTGCAGAACCGGAAGGACGGCGTATATGCATACGTCAAGCTGAACGACACCCCTAGCGGCCAGACGGCATTGGAGGCGGTGCGCTGCGGCGACATTGATGCCATGTCCATTTTTGCTAACGGTCTGCAGAAGGCCGGGCATACGGTGATGCACGGTGTGATCCGGGAACTGAGCCTGGTATTGGCCGGGTGTAACCCCGGGGCACTGATCGATGAGATCGTGGCGCATGGCGCAGACAACGATGGTGAAGGCGGCGAGGCCTTTATCTATACCGATGGCGGTATCAGCCTGAAGCACGGGCTGGACCCCGACGACAACCCTTTGAACGAGGAGGATGACGATATGGCGAAAGCAGGCGGTAAGACGCTGCAGGAAGTCGTGGATACCATGAACGACGAGCAGAAGGAAGCACTGTATGCTCTGGTTGGCATGGCACAGGACGGCGTGGATGATGACGAACTCGACGAGGACGATGAGGACTACGACGAGGACGACTATGATGACGATGAGGACTACGAAGACGAGGAGGACGACATGAAGCACAACGTTTTCGACAACGACCCCGAGCAG